ACATTATGCCCAATAATATACTTAAACACATATTACATAAATGTTATATAATATGATTGGGTCATTTGAGACATTAACTGATTTTTTAAATTCTAAAGATTTAAAATTCAAGGAAGGATTTTCAGCACAAGTTCCTGGAGAAGTAAAATTATTAGAAGGGTTAGTTAATAATAAGGATATTACTAGTATTATGGAGATTGGATTTCACGCAGGGCATTCATCAGAAACATTTTTAAAGACAAATATGTCGGCACACGTAACTAGTTTTGATATTGGTTCGTACTCTTATGTTAAATTAGGTAAACAATATATAGATAATACTTTCCCAACCAGACATGAATTATTATTAGGCAATAGTCTAACGACTGTTCCAGAATATACTGCTAGTCATCCTGATAAAAAGTTTGATCTAATATTTATAGATGGTGGTCATACATACGATGTGGCCAAAACTGATATAATGAATTGTAAAAAACTCGCACATAAAGATACAATTGTTGTAATGGACGATACTATTACTGATCCAGAATTTGTATGCCATTGGAATACAGGTCCTTCACAATCATGGAATGAATCAGTTAAATGGGGTGTCATTAGAGAGGAGGGGCATCTAGATTTTTGTAAAGGCCGTGGAGCAAGTTGGGGATATTACAATATGTAATGGTATTATACTCTAAGTTAAATATTATTTATAAAAATATTATAAATAATATTATTATTTATTTACTACAGGTTCTTGATTTTTCTTTAGATATTCAATTAACTGTCTTTTACATGCTTTATGTAGGTCTAAAGAATTATCTAGTTGACTATCATTAATATCTGGATATACAAACATAGGATATTTGTATGTATAAGAATTATATTCTGTATATTTATCCACACGATGATATATACCAGAGACCCAACAGTCTGGAGTAGCAAATTGATAAATATTCTTCGCTGTTAAATAATTATTCAATAATTTTATTGCACATTTTCGATGTATAACCCAGGCCAAACAAGAAGAAGACTTTTGATCAGTCCATTTAAAATATAGTTCTCTGTCACCAAATTTAGGTTCAATATTTTGAATAATTGTTGATAATTGAATAATACCCCAATCGGATGGAGCATTTTTAATGACATCTTCTACACTTTCCTTCCAATACTGTTTTAGTTCAAATGTCAAATCATCTTCGCATATCAAACCATACTCATCATTTGTATTTAACAAAAAATGTGTCATGGCTTGTATATGAGACCTACAACAAGCATTTTCATAATGTCTTTTATTTTTTATTGGAGATGGATAAGCATTTACTCTATAATGCTCGGTTATATTATTATCGCTAAAATCTTTTAATATGTTAGTTCTTCTCGTTTCGGCTGATTCTAAATTAATCCAAAAATATTTCATTATTATAAATATACTCAATACTTTAAATATTTAATTTAATTTCATAATTTATTAATCGTTGATTTTGTATTTACATAATAGAGAACCGCGTCCGACGTCTATATCAAATTGGATTAATTTATCCATAAAATTATTGTCAATCATTTCCTTTGCTATTAATACAGCGTCAGCATTCCAATATTTTATCATTTTTTTATTTTCTACAACCCCATTTATAATAACAATCGTTTTTTCATCAGCTAGTTTCTTTGATAATAATATATCTTGTTTCATTACATCATATTTAAAACTACCATCTATAAGTATAATATCATATTTATTTTGTGATTCGGTAAAGGTATCACCTTTTAAAATGTTATTACTGTTTCCTTTAATTAAAGTATGGCGATTGGGATAAAATAAATCGATATATTCTTTGCCACTTTTAACACTTTGCAATACCCCTTCATCAATACTTGTTACTTTTATATTTTTATTCATTTTTAAAAACATTTCGGCAGAATGTCCTGCCAAAAATCCTATTTCAAGAACATTTTCAATATTATTTACATCACATATAGTATTTAAATGGGTCATTAATTGCTTAGCATGTTCTTCAACTTGTGTTATATATCCTTGTTTAATTTTTATATTGCGTGTTTCTAGAAATTGACATATTGAATTACAATCATTAATTTTATATATGGAATTTATATCGTTCGATTTTTGTACTGTTGAAGAAATCATTTTCGGAATTTCAAAAACATTCTCTTTTACCTGTTCGCTATCTAAGTACCATTTATTATATTGTTTCATTCGCCTTATTTTATGTTGAGAAACATCATAATTAAAATGAATAATATATGGTTCGATTTCTTTAACATTTTCTCTGAAATATTTACCATTTGGAAAATGACCAAGATCTAAATACTTATGAACTATTCTCTTTGCAAATCGTCTCATATATTGCTGATCATTTTGAAAAGAGTCTATATTTTTCATAATTGTGTCAAAATTTGTAATCTCCTTTGTATTTTTATTGGATTTCATCCAAAAAAATCCAGTACACATTGCAGGAATCATATCTTTTTGTTGATCGTTCTGAATTAACAATTCAGTATCTGGTTCTAGAGATTCTAACATATATTTAAATGGATCTTTTTCAAACACAATATCGCCATCAATAAATATGACATCATTATCTCGTAGTAATTCCTTATTAATCGCATATATTTTATAAGAAGTAATTGTAGCCCATTGTTTTTTCCCTTCAATATCTTTAGTTTGTTGAGCTTTATATTCTACCCATGTGCTTAAATATTCTTCATCACTGTCAATTTGTACGATTTCATTATGATAGTAATTATTCTTGAAATAATTATACGATTTTTGACCAATACAATATATTTTTAGCATTTTTTCTATTCCTAGTTTTCTCATTGAAATTAATAAATTTTCTGTTAAATTCATATACCCATCATTTGTTAAAGTTATGATTTTCAATTTACTCTTATAGATATTATCTGAGAAAAAGAGCTTCCAACCGATTCCACCCCCAGGGATGCCATTATTCTTCCACGAATATCCATCTGCAAGCACAATATCTTTATTTACATAATGTATATATGATTTATTGTTAAGATAATTCATGTATTGAATATGGTTTGAAACAGTACTTCCTTCATATCCAATAAATACGTTCGCTTTTTCACAAACATATTTTTGTAATAAGAATTTTATAACTCTGTCATCAAGTATATTTGAAAAATGTTCATTAATGGTAACATTATTTACTATATCCTCACTATAAGTGATAGAAGATGAATATTCGTTACATATGGTACCCAAAAATTTAGTATCTTTGCGGTCAGCCATAATAATTATATCTTTGTTATAAGCGCTATATTTATTAATTGTTTTAAATAATACACTTGTATCAGTACTACATCTATTATTAACCACATTTGTATCCAATCTTGAATCTCCAAATCTAAAATGAATAGCAATATAATTACTAGGTAATGTAAATTGTTTGGATATATAATAGAACGAATCGTGTAAATGTGTCAATGATTCGCATATATTACTCATTATCTGATAATTATGAGTGGATGTTAAAAAATTAGAAAAACACCTACTAGCATTTGACTCTGTTAAATAGATATATTCTGATGTCCAAGTATTAATATCTAATAATATTGGTTTCCGTCCGTGTAAAAAATTTCGGATATTTATATTATTGATATCATTATTGTATAGCGAAAATAATTCAATATCAATAAATCCTATTTGAGAGAACCTAGTTCCAAAACTTATTTTATCTGTAATTTCACTGTTTTTTATAATTGTGGTATATTTCTCTGGTATATTTCCATAATATATTTCAATACCGTTCGGTAAAAATTGTTTATAGTCATCATTGAAAAAATTCATAAGGGTTCCATAATTCCACGAAGATTTACCACAATGACATAGTGGAAATTTAATGAACAAAACCAATTTACGACCACTGATATTAGCCAAATAAATAGCAGTCTCTAGTGAAAATAGTTGGTTATAAAACCCTACACCACTAAATATTTCATACAGTAAATATTTCATATTATAATTATTATCGCGATTAATAATTATATCATTTAAACCCAATTAAACATTATTTATTGTTATATCTAATAATGCTTAATATACACACAGATATCAAGGATAAATTAAACACATTCATTGAACAAAAGAAAATACCCAATTTGATATTACATGGTCTGGCGGGTAGTGGTAAAAAAACGATTTTATTTGATTTTTTAAAAGAAGTATATTCGAATAATAAGATATACTTACAGGATTATGTAATGACAGTAAATTGTGCACACGGAAAAGGGATTAAATTTATTCGTGAAGATTTGAAATTTTTTGCAAAGACAAACATAGACTTACACGATGGTAGTATTTTCAAAAGTATTATACTGTTAAATGCTGATAAACTTACGATTGATGCCCAATCAGCACTTCGGCGATGTATTGAACTATTTAGTCATTCAACTAGATTTTTCGTAATAGTCGATGACAAATATAAATTGCTTAGGCCGATTTTATCTCGTTTTTGTGAAATATTCATACCACATCCATCATTTATAAATGGGGAAACTGTAAATTTACACAGATATAACTTGGAGAAAGCATTCACTACCATTCAAAAGGATGAAAAGCAAAAGCGGGTTAAATTTAAAACAGAACTAGAGAAACTAAAGAAAAAGAGTCTTCCTGAAATGAGTGACAAATTGTATGAAAAAGGATATAGTTGTTTAGATATAGTCAAATATATCAAAGACATGAAAATAGTCGAAGAAAAGAAATACGAATATTTAGTGTTTATTCAAAAAATAAAAAGGGAATTTCGAGATGAAAAATTATTAATGATTTGTGTGCTTAATTTTATATTAATAAGTTCAGATTACAAATTAGAAAATATTTCATTTATGTAAAATGGATGACTATTCTGTATCTAGTCTACAAGAGTCGCGCAACGAATGGTGTGCCCGTTTGATTAATATACTAACACCGTTGATTATTGAAGGTGTAAAATCTATATTCAACGAATCATGGACATTATGTCAAGAAAATGATGAACATGAAAAATATTTAATGACCTTTCAAAATTTTCTTGGTCGTATTCCCAAATGGAATACAGCTATTGTCGAAGAGGAAACTAATCGTATTACAGAAAAAAGCAATTGTGGCTACTTAACAGATCTTATAAGCTGTGTTCATATTATTCAACTAAAAAGTTTAACATGTATGCGCGTTGGAAATAAGCAAAAAAAAGTAGATATTGCAGTACCATCGTTGAGTGATTTTATTCATAAAATATATATAAATACAGCTCGTAAAATGTATACTAATATCTATTTGTTCGAGAGAAATATTGATCCCCTTCAAATTCAAAAGCACAATCGTGAATTAGAACTAATTATTCGTGAACAAATTTTAAATACTATTCGCGATAATATTCCAGTCGAGGACATATTAAAGGTGTATTTAGATGAGACTATAGAAGATGATGTGGAAGTGGAAGAAAAGGAAGAAATTATTTCATCCGAACCAGTAGAAGAAGAGACAAAAGAAGATATAGAAGCAATGGATGAAGAAAATATCGAAGATACGACTACACATACAAGTGAAGAAGTAAATACCACACAAAACAACACAAAACTTACGGATGATCAGATCGAATCTATGATTCAGTTTAATGATATAGATGAGGCTATCAGTGTTGACAAAATAATTAGTGAGATAGACGCACCAAAGACTGAAGATAGATTAGAACAAATAAGCCAAGAACGAAATATTGCTCGTAAATTGGAAGAGGATGACGATGACGATGAAGATCGACTTGTCATTGGTGATAAAATAAAACTTACTGAAATGGATGTTCATGATCTAGAAAAACCAAAGATTCTTAACAGAGCACCTATCGGTATGGACGAGATTGAAATATTAACATAAATCTACTTTTATAAAAGGTAGGACAAAAATAAAAATAATTCGTAAAAATTACATTAACTTTCTTTTTAGTTAATGTAAATGACAGATATTTTCGTATATGCTTTAGCCATATCAACTGTTTTTTTTCTTTTCAAGTTTTTAGAAATGAAAATGTTACCAGACGAAGATAAAAAACCGCTGAAGGTCGTAATAAAAGAGACATTTGTCGTGTATTTTGCTTCCATCGTAGGCATTTATATGTATGCCCAATTTGATAACCAAGAAATAAAGACTGGTGGTTCAAAAACGACCATGGCGTTTGTCGATAACCCATCATTCTAAATTTATATCCATCCTAATATTTTACAATGGATATAAATTACTTTACACTAACTATATGATACTATTAGACATTTGAAGGTGTATATGAGATTAATTAAGTTATGTAGTAGTCGTTTGTATACAGTTAACAAAACACTGGTATTTTATCAATATTAATGATTTTATGATTTTTGTTAATCTTCTTCTTCGTAACAACATATTTCCCAAAACATTCGTGACCGAGTTGTTTTGAAGGAACCGCGCCGTGAATTGTTCTTGCAATCATTTTATATAGTTTAAATTCAGGATATCTCTCTTCACCATTTGTTTTGTATAAGATATTTCTATCTTTATCGTCTATTAACCATGAATAAATCAAACCAATTAGTTTGTTCTTTTTAGTCAAGTCTCCTAACTCGTCCATATCATCTACAAAATTATCAAATAGACAACATGCTAGTCGACACAAATCGAAACTAAAGTTTGGCTCTAATCTTGGTTTATTTTCATTAAAATAAGGTTCACAGTTGTATTGAGATCCTGCGTCACCTTTTGGATGAAAACTATCGCTACACATGGTCATACCCTTGAATTTATAAATAGACCTTCCAAAATCGATGATTTTATATATTTTTCCATAAGTAGGAACCTTGTAGTAAATGCCATCAAAACAATAGTGAATATATTGTTTGTCGGTTTCTACATACATGATGTTGTTTGTATGTAAGTCATTGTGGGTAAATGAAAATGTTTTTTGATACATAGCTAATGTTATGATTACCTGAAACAAACACGATGTCCATTGATTTGTATTTAATAATTCATTCTCCATTAGATAATCCAAGGTATTGGTACATTTTTCCATACAAATCATTTGAACTGGAAAATCAAATATTGAACAATAAATATCTTCTTCTTCGGAAGATTCTGATTCTTTGTCTTCTTCACTGCTATCATCATCACAATCCGAATTAATATCAGATTCTGAATAATTGCTGTTTTCTTCATCACTATCAACTGAAGTATTAGATGATTTTGAACTACACGAAGAAGATGATGATTTCGTAGAAGAATTTGATACAGGAGAGGCTGACGTATTATAAATACAACTATTACTTAAATCAATTAAATTATTAAACTGTAATACATTGTCTACAGTTAGTGTAGTATCTACAATATTATCCAATATATCCAATGTATCCAATGTATCTAATTCAATTGACTCAATATTTTTTATAATAGATAATTTCTTTTTATTACTTCGTGAGTCCACATTGAATATCTCTCTATGAACACTGTTTTCAATATTATATAGAAATTCACTGTTTTTATGAAAGTAGTCATTTTCATTTAAATAGTCGAGGTCATCAACAATGTTATAATTGAACTTGCTCTGAATACCCAAGTAAGAACCATAATAGTCAATAGAATTCATACAACCATAATGTTGTAATAATTGACTAGATAAGTAGGTAAAAAAAGAATCAACATAAGCACTATTGTTTTTATCAAGTAATTTAGGAAAACAATTGTCACTTGTATCATTATATTTTGGCAATGTTGTTAAATCATTATTTGAAGTATCGTATTTGCCAGTTAATACTTTTAATGGGTCAAGTAATGGAGAGAATTTACTGAAAGCCGGTTTTTCAAGAATATTATTTGATTGGTCACTAACTTCAGCTAATAAAGAATTGCGGTCCAGGATTTGTTTTATAGAATATAAATTATACTTTTGGTTAAGATTAATACTATTGTAATTTGTTGAATTTAAAGAGAAAAAATTGTCATAAATAGGCACATAATTTTGTAAATCGCGAATCTCAAATTCCGATTTCTCTAAAGTTTGGAATAATTCCTCGTTATTTGTTTTTCGATAATACAGGGAAAATGCCATTCTTTATTATGGATAAAGTAAATTATAGAAATATTTAAACTAATTACGTTATCTATTAATTATTTTTTTCTATTTAGACATTACTTATGACATTAGATTTAAAAAAATTCGATATGAAAAACATTAGCTTTCGCCCAGATGAAAATAAAGGTCCTGTCGTTGTTTTAATTGGTCGAAGAGACACTGGAAAAAGTTTTTTAGTGAGGGATTTACTCTATCATCATCAAGATATTCCAATTGGAACAGTTATTTCTGGCACAGAAGCAGGGAATGGTTTTTTTTCAGCACATGTTCCAAAATTATTTATTCACGATGAGTATAATACGGCTATTATAGAAAATATATTGAAGCGTCAGAAAACCGTGTTAAAACAAGTACAAAAAGAAATGGAGGCTTATAAGCGAACGAATATAGATCCGAGGGCATTTGTTATTCTGGACGATTGTTTATATGATAATAAATGGACGAAAGACAAAATGATGAGACTGCTTTTTATGAATGGTCGGCATTGGAAAATTATGCTGATAATTACAATGCAGTATCCATTAGGTATACCGCCAAATTTGCGAACAAATATAGATTATGTATTTATTCTTAGGGAACCGTATATTGCTAATCGAAAACGCATATGGGAAAATTATGCTGGCATGTTTCCCACATTTGAGTCATTCTGTCAAGTTATGGATCAATGTACTGAGAATTTTGAATGTTTAGTTATAAATAATAATTCCAAATCAAATAAATTACAAGACCAAATATTTTGGTACAAGGCCCAGAACCACAAAGATTTTCGTTTAGGTTCTAAAGAATTCTGGGAACTGTCGAAAAATCTAGGTAGTGACGACGAAGATGAAATGTACGATCCAGGTAGTATACAAAAGAAGGGAGCGGGACCTAAGATTAATGTAAAAAAGAGTAAGTGGTAATTTTAACTATAACTAGCCAGATCTATTAAAAATATTATCTTGAATTAA